CTTGTGGAACAACATCGGAAATTGTCTCTGGGGGAACGCCATATTCCTGCGCTAAGTCTTGAATCAATTTAGCTTCCTGCGCTCTAATTCGCATCGCTGATTCCGCATCGCCCCCGCGCTCTGCGTAAATATCGTGGGCGGTTCGCAAGCCAGACTTAAACTCGGCAATCGCTGACGCACTTTCCCGCCCTAAATCTATTGAGACATTCGCCCCGAAGTTGAAGATGCCCCTAGTGGTTCTCGCCCCTTCGTTTTCCTTAATCAATCCCCTTGCAACCGCATCGGCAATTACGATGTTCTTAATGGGTCGAAGAATCTTGTCGTTCAAAAGGCTTTGGTATCTTTTGAAGGTGCGCCCTGCTTGTTGCATCTCAAGGCGAGCAGTCGGGCCGGACATCGCCGCAGGATCAACCGCAAAGGAGTAAGGGATGCCAAGGCCAAGGCAGATATTGCGAAGCAGGATTTTGTGGAACTCTGCAAACGCTCCACTTGGGCGACTTGGGCCGCTGGGGAAAATAATATCCTCGCCGGGTTCCAGATAGGAGATTTTGCCCGATTCAATTGTCTCTAGCTTGATTGTGTTCCCGCTTAAATCCTCATCATTCGTCAGCGTGGATAAGTCGGCGGCGTTGTTGTTGTTCCTCTTTACGATTCCAGATTGAGAACTTGCAACCCTAGCCGCCATCTTCTCGTAATTGATAATGTCGTAAATGTCGGTTGCGTCATTGATTGCGGTATGGAAAGCCGACACTCCCCGGTATTGGTCAATCCGAAGCGGGTCAAAAAGATGAAAGCATTGGGAAGCGGAGATGGTGGTTTGGTAGGAATAAAAATCCCCTATCGTTCGATTGTAAATATCGTAGGCGGTGGGTGCGCCTGTATTGCGGTCAATATGGATTCCGCCAATAAGTTCTAGACTTGTATAAACTTTGAAGGGGTCGCCTAGCCTGTCCGCTTCGATGCCTTGGATTTTTAAGCTCCCCTCGGAATCTCTAACTAAAACCATCAGAAAATCGCCGTCCCTCAACATCGACATCACGGCCACTTGCATCAACATTCCGCCTGTGTGCCTTGTGGAGATGTCGCACCGATCCCACCATTCGTTCCAGTAAGCCTCGACTTCGGTATTTACAATCGGGTTTGTGCATCGGGCTTGATAGGTGATGGAGCCTGCAACATGGGTCGCAAACTTCATTAGGAGCGAGCGAACCAAGCCGACATTATCAGCCAAGTCCCGCGCCCTTTTCATTAGTTCTACCCGGTCATAATTGGAGCGATAATCTTCGGCTCCCGAAAGCGCGCTCGGCCCCTTGCGCTCCCTGTTGTATTTTACCGCATCGTACTGAAAGTTCTGCAACTTTTGACGGGCAACAAGGCGATCCACTCCCCGCTGGGGATTGATGAAGGCAACCGCCCTATCAATCAGATTCAACTCGGCTTTTTTCTTCACGGCCCAAACTTGGCGTAGGTGTTCAATACGCGAGAACCATCAGCTAATTTGATGGCGTAGGTTAGCTCTTCAATCGTGTCTTTTACCTCGCCCAAATTGGCACGGCTAAAGGAGCGTCCGGCGATTGAATAGGATGCTCCCGCTACCGCAATCGCTTCCAAGCACTCAAGATACTTTGTGCGGAGACTCGTTAGGGTAGCTACGGGCAAACCAACGAATGAACCCCTAGCCATTAAAAATCCCCCTTTATGTCAAAATTACTCTTCAATTTGTTCCTGTTCCAAATCCGCCGCCGTGACCTTTAGCTTTCCATGCAGGGATGCGCCAACAATGTTCATGCATTCAGCATCTAGCAAGTGATTGTTTTTCCCAACTTGTTTCCATACATACCGCTCTCTGCCCGTGAGGGGGTTCTTCACCCTTACCTTGGCCTCGGCGTTGATATGCTCGAAATAGACCGAAGGGGTATCCTCGGCCACCCATCCTTCGGTTTTTAGGAAGTTAGCCAGGATGTCCTTGATTGCAGGGTTTGACCATCGAAAGACCGGGCAAAGCTTCCATTTCCACCCTTCTTTCGAAAGGGTTTGTTTCCCGCTAAAAGGATCGCCATTAGCGATTCTGGCGTATGGGCGTTGAACCTTGGCGTTGCCCACAATTTCAGAGAAGCTGGATTTGTCCGAGCCGACCAAGGCAATCCAGCCGTTCTTACAGCAGTTTAGATAGACCTCCCTCGTCTGATCGCCCGAATCGCAAAAGACCGCCGCCGCCTTAACTCCTAACTCATCGGCTTTTGCTTTGATGTCGCCCCAAGTTTCTAGTCGGCCTGCAAAGACTAGGCGAGATTTCCCATCGGTGTCCCAAGCCCTAACGATTGCCCAAGCGTGGAAGCCCCCTGCTTCTTGAATGTCGCAAGACATAACCGGGAACTCGCCCATCTTAACCTCACCCATCTTGTAGGTTCCCGGCTTCAAATCTATGCGCTCTGTTTCGTGTTCCAACCAAGGTTCAGCCAAGACTCGATTCACAAAATCCTGTAAGCCCAAAATCCCCTGCTTGTCTTGCAACCATTTCACGGCCAGCGAGCCGAAGGTTGTCCACGGCGGGTATAGACCATTCAAATGATAGGAGCGTCTTTGCGGTTCGGCTTTCGGGTTCGTTGCAATCCATTCCCCCGCCCGAAGCATTGCGGTTTTTTGCCCGTCCCGAATCTGCCCCTTGCATTCAACGCACTCATAATAGGCACTTGATTTGACCCGCCCAAAGTCCCATTCGGTATCGCTTAACTTGGCCTCTTTGTCCCACTTAACTTGCTCCCAGATCAGCTTTTGTTTATGTCCGCAATGGGGGCAGGGAACGAAATAAAAGCGCATATCCCCTTTTTGCCATTCTGCCCATATAATCGAATCGGCGGTTGTCGGGGTGCTAGTTGAAATAATTAAGTGGTTGGGATAGGTCGAAACCCTGGCCTCTGCCAACTGCAAGGCTCCGGCTTCTTTCGAGGATGAGCCATCGGAAAATTTATCCACCTCATCGAGCATAAGGAGCGCAACGGAACGGCTTGAAAGATTGGCGGGGCTATTCGAGCCGACAAACCAGAGTGACATTCTTCTAAAATGTTGCTCTAGGATTTTGATTTTGTCGGTATCTATGGGCTTCTCTTTCGATAGGGCAGGGCAATCGTCCACCATTGGCAACCATCGGGTTTCGCTAAAGCTCCTTGCTAGTTGCTCGCTAGGCATCACCCAAAGGGAGGGGCAAGGGCTTTCTGCAAGCCGATAGGCTAGGCCAGCGAGGATCGTTGTCGTTTTGCTTGTCTGCGCTCCCCAGACTAGCGTAATTCTGCGGATATTGTCGTTGCCGAAAGCCTCAAGCGGTTCCTTAACATAGGGAGTTAGATTTGTTGAGTAAGGGCCGGGAATGTTCGTCACCCTGGCCGACAAGGTTAGATTCTGCTCACACCATTGCGGTATGGATAGCTTTTCCCTTGGGACGAAATGCCCTTTGACTATCTCGGCGGTTTTCATTCATCGCGTCACTAAATAGCCCTTGGCATAAGCCTCAAGCGGATTGCGGTGAATCCATTCGTGGCAAGTGTGGCAGACGCTCATAAAATAATTCATGTCGTTTAGCCTCTCCCCAAATCTTCCTTTCTTGTGGTGAATTTGAGTTGCTTTTTTACCGCATATCTCGCAGGCGGAATGGTTGGTTAAATAGAGGTTCCTATAAATGGAATATTGTTTGTTTTGCTTGGCTCGCTTCTTGGATATTGGCCGAAGCCGCCCGCTTCGCTTGAGGGGGCTTTTGCGTTTAAGGGGGGAGCGTTTCATTTTCTTAATGATGGAAAATAAAAGAAGGTATAGAAAAGAATGTAAAGGCCGTCCATCCAATCGAACTTGGCCAGCCCAAAACTATTGCTGATTACAATAAGAAAGAAAAGCGGGGTGCAAAGCCACTCGCAAAGTCTATCTAGGATTTTGTTTAAGCGTTTCATTCAGTCAAAGAAAGAACTACGCACAAAATGGTAAAGCCTGCCAATATGACTATGAAGCATTCGTTCACGCAAACGCTCCTTCTGATTTCTGAATGGCTAGATAGATTTGATTCACGGCATCTTCAATGGCTTTTTTGGCACATTCCGGGTCGCTTGGGTTGGCTCTT